GACTCCTTCGCGTTCAGCGGGGCACGGGCCAGCACTATCGCCCGTACTGAGCTGGCCATGGCGCATGTTCAAGGCAACGTGCAGGGATGGCGCGAGACGGGACAGGTCGAGAAGAAGGAGTGGGTGCTGGGCGACCTGCACGAGGTGGAGGACGAGTGCGACGAGAACGCCACAGAGGGAGCGATCGCGCTGGACGACGAGTTCTCGTCTGGCATCGCGTTTCCTCCTGCGCATCCGAACTGCATCTGCGACGTGTTGCCCGTATTGTCGGAAGGAGGCGCGTGATGCAATACACGAACCCTGACCGCAGCATATCATCAGGCGTCGTGCCAGAGATGAACGGTGCTGCGATTTCGCTGACCAACCCGCTCGGCATCATCTCAGCCGGTTTTCAAGACCACTACGGAACGCAACAGTACATCGCGCCGAATGGCGAATTGGTGACTGTTCCGCTTTACAAACTGGTTGGCGACGCGTTCTTCGGGACTGTGCTGGACACCAATATATGGGAGGCTACGCCAGGGACCGGCAACATTTCCGTGTCGGGGCAGCTCGTCATGCAGACCGGCACAACGGCGAACGGTGCGGCGTACGTTCGCTCTGTTCACCCCGCGCGCTTCTCCGGACTCGCGCCCAACAAGTGCCGCATTCCGATGAGCCTGCCTGACGGCGGCACAGTCAACAACGTCCGCGAGTGGGGCGTCGCGGTCGGAACTGCTAACTCCACAGTGGACGCAGCGTTCTTCAGGATAGACGGCCCCATAGTGCAATGCGTTGTGAAGAAAGGATCCGTCGAGACGGTGGTCGCCACTGCTGGAAATATGAACGGGCAATTCGGCACCACGTTCACTGCTGGCCGATCCTCTCACTTCTATGAGGTGGTTTACCAGCCGCGTCAGGTGCAATTCTTGGCTGATAACAAGATCGTTCACATTCATAGCGCAGCCGCAGACATTTGGGCGAACACGTTGCACTTGGGTCTCTGGTTCGCCAACTACAACAAGAATGGCTCGACGACCAACGTCACGATGAACGTGCGCCTTGGGACGATAGCCAGCTTCGGCATCCCGCAGAAGCAGGTAAGCAGCTATTACCAGCAAGGCGCTACGGCGAATGGCGGGGTGATATTGAAGGTTGGCCCAGGAAACTTGCACATTGCTAACTTGAGCAACGTGCCGAACGGCGCATCCATGACGCTCTACGACGGGACGTCTAACGCTGGAAGCATCATTGACGGCACTGGCGCGATGGGGCCGCAGACGTCTCCGCTCTCGCTGCCTTACGCTGGCAAGGCGTTCGACAATGGACTTTTCTTGAGCACGGTGGGCGCGATGAACGCGAGCATCATATTCGACTAGGAGACGACATGAACTTCAGACCAAACTTCACCGGAACGCTGCTGATGACAGCCAACGCCAGCAGCCAGAATGCGGCGCTGCCGAGCGGCGGTGGCTCGTTGCTGCGTGTCGAGAACGCGGGCGCGAACATCGCATACTGCGAGCTGGGAAGCGACGCGAACATGCAAGCACTTGTCCCGACCGCGAACAGCGGCGGCGGCTTTCCTGTCTTCGCCAACCAGCCTGCGCTGACCGTGCGGCTGCGGGCGGGCGACACCCGCGTGGCCTGCGTCTCGGAGGGAAACTCCAAGGTGCTGTTCACCAGAGGCGACGAGATCTAGCCATGCCAATCGGCCCATGCACATTGCCGGGAGGAAAGAAGGGGTACCGCTGGGGGAGGTCTGGCAGGTGCTATACGTCGCGCGGAGGCGCGGAGCGGCAACAAGCTGCGATTTACGCTAGCGGATACAGGGAAGACGAGACAGACAAACCACGCCGTACGCGGCTAAACTTAAGGAGCAAGACATGACCAAGAGAGTTCTGCCGTCCACGGCGGCAAAGACGACCACAACGATCAACGGGCGCACGTTCACCGCAGCCCTTGGAACAACACAAGACGTGCTGGACGCGGACGCCGCCGAGCTAGCCGCGAACGGGTACATGGTGGTGGGCAATAGTCAGTCGGTAGGCGTTGGTGCCACGTCCGCACGTCCCGCGACCGGCTTGTTCATCGGGGCGATGTACGGAGACACGACGCTCGGCTACATCACGGTCTACGACGGAGCATCCTGGCGCAACCCAATCACGGGCGCGTCGGTTTAATCAATCAACGAAAGGAGAAGTATCATGCAAGTATTCGCCCAGATTCGAAAGGTGGATGAGGAGAAGCGGCTAGTCTATGGCCGCGCGGCCGACGAGACGCCGGACAAGTCTGGCGAGGTGCTGAACTACGACGGCAGCAAGCCGCACTTCCAGAAGTGGTCCGCCGAGATCAGCAAGGACACCGACGGCAAGAGCCTCGGCAACGTGCGCGCGATGCATGGCAAGGTTGCCGTCGGCAAGCTCACCGACATCCAATTCGACGACAGCGCCCGCGCGATCGATGTGTGCGCCAAGGTGGTGGACGACAACGAGTGGAAGAAGGTGCTGGAGGGCGTCTACACCGGTTTTTCCATCGGCGGCAGCTACGGCGCGAAGGAGGTGACGAAGGTGGACGACGTCGAGCTGACCCGTTATGTCGCCATCCCGAGCGAGATCAGCCTCGTCGACCGCCCCTGCATCCCGACCGCCAAGTTCTTCCAGGTGCAGAAGGCGGACGGTAGCACGCAGGAAGTCGAGTTCCAGAAGGCAGAGGACGTGCCCGAAGGCGTGACAGCCGAGCAGTGGGCCACCAAGACCAAGGCCGAGAAGGAGGCTTACCTGAAGGACTTGGCCAACAAGAAGGCCGAGGCAATGAAGGGGGACGGCCTTGAGGACGTCGAGGTCACCGGCACGCCGGAGGAGATCGTCCAGTTCGGCAAGCTGATGAACGAGAAGGGCATGACGATGGCCGAGGTGCTGGAGCTCGTCAAGGTCGCCGAACGCAAGGACGTCAACCCGAAGTCTGGCGAGAAGAAGTACGGCGAGGTGACGTTCGCCGACGAGAAGAACAAGAAGTACCCGTTGGACACCGAGGAGCATGTGCGCGCGGCGGCTTCCTACTTCGGCATGGACAAGAATCGCAGCAAGTACAGCGCCGAGGACGCCAAGTCCATCGACGCCAAGATCGCTGCAGCTGAGAAGAAATTCGGCATCGGCGCGGCAGCAAAGGATAAGGAGGCGGAGAAAACTGCGTCAGCGAAGTTCGCGAAGGTGCTGTCATCCCAGCTCCGCAAGGGCATGTACGAGTGCTCGCAGTTCGCGCAGATCATCGCCGCGTTGCAGGGGCTGAAGGCGTCCGCCGCCTATGAGTCCTACCGCGAGGGCGACAACTCACCGGTGCCGCAGGCGTTGGAAGCGTGCATCTCGGCTTGCGCTGGTGTGCTGAAGCAGATGATCGACGAGGAGGTCGCCGAGGCAGGCGAGACTGGTTTGCCGCAGCCCGTCATGGAGATGGCCGAGCGGTGCGGCGAGCTGGCCAAGTTCGATGGCGATCCAATCCTTGAGATGGTCAAGTACGGCGCTCGCCACGGCGCGGAGGACAAGGCCAGAGTTGACGCCATCCATAAGGCGGTCGTCGAGCTTGGCGCTGACTGTGGCACCGCGAAGGCGGAAGGCGCTGGCGATTTGCAGAAGGCGGAAAGTGATGCGCTCACCAAGATGGTCGCCGAGAAGCTGGCGCCGATGCAGAAGGCGCTGGGTGAAGCTCACGCGAAGATCGCCAAGCTGGAGGAGCAACCGGCCGCGTCGAAGGTCTCGCTGCGCGCGGTCGCGGTAAGCAAGGCTGACGACGGCAAGGATGCCGCAGCACCGACTGAGAAGGATCTGGTCAAGGACGCAGTAGGGGCCGTGCACCCCGCCGCGTCTCTCATCAAGCAGTTGCAGGCACAAGGGGGTCAACCGCTGGTGTACCGCGGGTAGCCGAATATCAACCAACCATCCAATCAACCAGCAGCACCCTCTTACAAGGAGAGAAACATGAACCAGCAAACCACAGCAGAAACGCTCGCTCTGCTCAAGGCTGCGCAGTTGCAGCCGAGCGACGAGCTGCGCAAGGCGTGGACGCAGTCGGCATCCGCCGTCAGCGGTATCACGGCCTACGACTTGGAATCCCCAGCCAAGCAGCTCTACCCCGTCATCACGCCACTGCGAAACGAGATCCCGCGCGTCGGCGCACACGGCGGTATCCAGGCCGCGTGGCGCGCGGTCACCGGCGTCAACACCGCCCTGACCGGATCGCCCTACGTCAGCGGCGGCAACCGCTCCGGCGTGATAGCAGTCTCCACGGCGGATTACACCGCAGCCTATAAGGGTCTTGGCCTTGAGGACTCCGTCACGTTCGAGGCCGACTACGCTGCTGAGAACTTCCAGGACGTCAAGGCGCTGGCGGTCGAGAGCCTGTTGCGCGCGATGATGATCGCGGAGGAGAAGGTGATCCTTGGCGGCAACAACAGCCTTAGCCTCGCTAACACCCCGACTCCTACCCTGTCGTCCGCGAACACTGGCGGTTCGCTGGCAGGCAACGTCGGCTACGGCGTGGGTTGCGTGGCGCTGACCTTCGAGGGTTACCTGAACGCCTCGTTGACCACCGGCGTCATCCAGTCGTTCACCCGCACCAATGCTGATGGCACATCCGACGTGATCAGCGGCGGCACAGCGCTGCCCGCGACGCAGGCCAACGTCATCAACGCCAACACCGGCAATGCCACCACGATCAGCGCGTACGTCACGCCGGTCGCGGGCGCCGTCGGCTACGCGTGGTTCTGGGGAGCGAACGCCGGCAACCTGACGCTCGGCGCGATCACAACCATCAACAGCGTGCTGATCACGGCCAACGCCGCAGGAACATCGTCCGGCAATGGCGTGAGCAATTATGCGCTGCTGGCAGCGACCAACAACTCGACGAACAGCCTCGCGTTCGACGGATTGCTGACCATCGCATCCAAGTCCTCGCTGAACAGCTACCAGGCGACTCTGGCGACCGGCACCGCAGGCACAGGCACCCCGCTGACGAGCGACGGCGCTGGCGGCATCGTTGAGATCGACGCGGCGCTGAAGTCCTTCTGGGACAATTACCGCCTGTCGCCCGACACGCTGTGGGTGAACTCGCAGGAGATGAACAACATCGGCAAGAAGATCCTGGCAGGCTCCGCCAATGCTGCCCAGCGCTTCGTGTTCAACGCCGATCAGGGCATGGTGGGCGGCGGCGTGATGGTGCGCAGCTACCTGAACAAGTTCGCGATGGACGGAGCGCAGGAGCTGAAGATCCGCCTGCACCCGAACATGCCCGCAGGCACGATGCTGTTCACGACCAACAAGCTGCCCTACCCGCTCTCGAACGTCACGAACGTCATGCAGATGCGCATGCGCCGCGAGTACTACCAGATCGAGTGGCCGCTGATCACCCGTAAGTACCAGTATGGCATCTACGAGGACGGGGTGCTCCAGCACTACTTCCCGCCTTCGATCGGCGTGATCACCAACATCGCGAACGGCTGATCGTGAGCGAACTCCGCCGAGGACTTTCGTCTTCGGCGGTTTTATAACCCCGTTACAACGAACGCAAACGAAGGAGAAATAAAATGGCAAACCCGTTTATCGCAGACATGGCAAGACTCCAGCTTCCTGAGGGCATGGGCAACATGCTCTCTATCGACGGCTTCAGTCTTCAGGCTGATAAGGAGCGCTGCATCGAGGTGCCGCGCAAGTACGTCAAAGATTTGATGCAGCAGGGCTTGGTCGAAGTCGGCCCTGCCAAGAAGTAAGGCGCAGAGATGAACCTAACCACGCTGGCGAACGTCAAGCAGTACCTGTCGATCCCGACGACGAACCAGGACGCGCTCATACCGCGCCTGATCGCGCGGGAGACGTCGCTCGTGGAGCAGTGGACCGGACGCCAGTTCCCGACCGTGACGAGAGTGAGCAAGCGCCTGAACGGCACGGGGACGAAGCGGCTGGTGCTGCCGGACAATCCGATCATCTCGGTCTCCGCGCTCTCGATCTACGGCACGGACGTTCCCGTGTCGCCCGACGGCGTGCAGGCCGGTTACATGTACGACGACACCTGCCTCTACCTCGTCGGCGACATCGGCGGCATGTGGGGCAGCAGGTTCCCGCAGCAGCCGCAGTGCATCGTCTGCTCCTGGGTGGCGGGCTACCGGACGTCCGAGACCGACTTCGTGCCGACCGGCAACGCTCCGACGCTCACGCCATCGAACGGAGGCACGGCAGCGGCGGTCGTCTCCGTGTTCGACAACACCGCGAACAGCAGCATGACGCAGGTCGGGAGCGGGCCGTTGACGGGCCAGTTCAGCTTCGCGGACGGCGTGTTCACGTTCAACTCCGCGCAATACAACCATTCAGTCACGATGACCTATGACTACATTCCCGCGGCCGTAGAACAGGCGACGATCGAGATGGTCGGCCTCGACCTGCAGCAGCGCAACAACATTGGCATCAACAGCAAGAACCTAGCCACGGAGTCACTGACGTACGAGAAGAAGGGCATCAGCGACAGCGCCAAGGAGCTTCTGATGCCGTTCAAGCGCATGGTGATAGCATGATAACAGCACATGATTTCGGGAAAGAAATCGGCGATGGCTTTTCTTTTTCTGGTAGCACTGAAGCGATTCTAGTTGGCGTTGATAAGCTACGCAATGCCATAGAAGAACGCAAAGCTTTGGTGCAGTCCGTCGAAGTAAAGTCGGCAATGAATGTCGATGATTTTATAGTGACAGAACTGACGATAAAGTTGGTGGAGAAAAAATGAATTTCATCGTCGCCGTCCGCGCCGAGTCGCTCATCGCCAAGATGGAGGGCGCACCGGCCGCCGTCCGCCGCTCGCTGAAGGCGGCGATGGACAGGCTCTCCATCTTGGTGCAGCGCTCGGTGAAGGAGGATAGGCTCTCTGGGCAGATATTGCACGTGCGCACAGGCACCCTGCGCCGGAGCATCAACCGCGAGGTGACTGAGCGCGCGGACGGCGTGTTCGCAGTGGTCGGCACGAATGTGCGGTACGGAGCTATGTGGGAGGGCGGCTTCACGCGCACGGTCGGGGCTGGGGCGCGCGGAGGCCCGAGGACGCTGCAAGGCAGGGCCCTCGACCGCTACTTCCAGCGCCACCCGCCCGAGACGAGGGATGTGGCGGCGCGGCCGTTCCTGCGTCCGACTCTGGAGGAGTTTAAGCCGCGCATCCGAGATGACGTCCGTGCGGCGGTCATGGAGGCTATGCGATGAACAAGGTATCCGAGCTGATAAAGGCCGCGAAGGGCGAGCCGCTGTTCAAGGGCGACTTGGTTGGCCATGAATTCCATGGAAATCAGTACGCGGCCTCCGTGAAAGCGTCCGGAGATGCGCGGGAGGCGTCAAGCAAAGCGAATCGCACAGACGACAAGGGTGAACACGCCCGCGCCGGAAGGTTGCGCTGGACAGCGGCGCGGCTGGCGATGGACGACGGCACCAGGCAAGAGCACATCCGGGAAGCGCGGGCGCACGATGCGAGGGCCGACAAGTGATCCGCGAGAACATATACGCTGCCGTCTTCCAGTTCTGGTCAAACCTGACAGTGGGCGGGTCGCCCGCGTTCAAGACAGCCACGCGCAAGCTCAAGATATGGGAGAACGTGGAGGCCGAGAGCCAGCCAGCGCTGCTCCAGCTCCAGCGGCGCGAGACCGTGACGAAGCCGAAGGGGCTTCCCGCGAAGTGGGCACTCGGAATCGACCTCTATCTATACGTGCACACAGGTGCGATCAATGACCCGGACGTGGTTCCGTCGCAGCTGATCAACCCACTAATGGACGCGGTCGAATCAGCGCTGGCAATCGACGATGTGAGCAACGATGCCTGCACGCTTGGCGGACTGGTCTACCGCTGCTACATCGACGGCGCCGTGGAAATTTTCGAAGGAAATCTTGGGGATCAGGCAGTCTGCATTATCCCCTTAACTGTTGTTGTACCCACTTGAAAGGAGAATAAATCATGTCCCAATATTCTTTTGGCGCAGGAGTTTTATACGGGCGCAGCCTAACCAACACTCCGGCCACACCCGTGCGCTTTGGGGCGTTGCAGGATGTCTCCGTTGACATCGCATTCACGACCAAGCAGCTCTTCGGCTCGTACCAGTTCCCGCTGGCCATCGGTCGCGGAACTGCAAAGGTAACCGGCAAGGCCAACTATGCTCAGATCAACGCGCAGTCGTTCAACGACCTGTTCTTCGGCCTGTCCAATCCAGCGACCGGCGAGACCAAGACCGCCGTGAATGAGGCGCAGACCGTCACCGCCAACATCGTAACCGCGACGCACAACACCGGTGTTTATGTGCAGGACCTCGGCGTGGTGAAAGCGTCCGACGGTTCCATCTACACCCGCGTCACTGGCACGCCGGTCGGGCAACAGTATTCCTGCAACGAGACCACCGGTGTCTACACGTTCAACAGCACACAGAACGCGGTAGCGGTCCTGATAAGCTACCAATGGACTGATGCGGCGAACGGCAAGCTGATTACCATGACAAACCAACTGCTCGGTAACGCCCCGCAGTTCATCGCTGTATTCACCAGCACATTCAACAGCAAGCAGATCACGCTGACGCTGAATGCCTGCATGTCGAATAAGTTGACGCTCGCCACCAAGCTGGAGGACTTCATGATCCCGTCATTCGACTTCGAGGCGTTCTGCGACGCGAGCAACACGCTCGGGACCTTGTCGATCGACGAATGATGTTTAGGACCATCTAATCCCGCTATAAGGAGCAAGAAATGGAAGATGCAGCAGAAGTGAAACGAGTCCAGCCCGCCCGAAACAGGGGCGGCACCTGGGTTCCGATGGGCGCTGAGGAGTACCTCATCCCTCCTCTGGCCTTTGGCTCGATCAAATACATCCAGAGCAACATGGCCACGCTGCAGGGCATCAAGGATCTACCAAACGAGAAGCAGATGGACGTGGTCGCGGAGGTCGTACTCCTGGCCTTGCAACGCAACTACCCCGACATGACCTTGGAACAGGTGCGCGACAATCTCGACCTCGGCAACTTCAGCCGCGTGTTTGAGGCAGTGCTTGGTTCCGCAGGGTATAGGAAGTCCCAACCGGGGGAAGTACAAGCGACCAGCCGTTAGACTGGGACAGCATCTATGTCATCCTCATAGATGCGTTCGGTTGGTCGTGGGAGTACATAGACGAGGAGATGACCCTGTCCAGGATGGAAGCAGTGGCTAAGCACTGGGAGAAGGTTCCACCTGTATCGGTCAGCCTCGCGGCGATAGCGGCGGTGCTCGGCGTTAAGCGCGAGGAGAAACAGGAAGCCGCAGGAAACATCGAGGAGCTCGCCGGACTGTTCGGCGGCGTGTCCAGGAGGCCGGAATGGTTGACGAAAACAGAGTAGACATAGAGTTTGGAGCCAAGACAGGCGACCTGGACGACGCCTTCGGCAAGATCCGGGACGAATCCAAGGGTATAGGCGAGCAGATCAAGGACGAGTTCAGTCCCGCCACCGCCGCGGCAGTGGCGCTCGGGACCGCTGTAGCCAACTTGGGCGAGGAGATAGCCAAGCACATAGCGGAGGCTGTGCACGAGGCGATTTTTGCCTACGTCGAGTGGGGCGCCGAGATCGACGACCTACAGAAGCGCATCGGCGGCTCTGCGGAAAGCCTCTCAGAGCTTACGGTGGGCCTGAACTCCGTCGGTCTCAGCGCGGGCACGTTCGAATCAATCGCCCGCAGACTGCCGACCATACTCGACCAGAACACAGAGAAGTTCAAGGCGGCAGGCGTGGCTTACGCCGACGCGCACGGTAACCTGTTGCCGGTCGCCGAGGTGATCCAGAACATCAACGCCCACCTGAGCACGTTCACGGCCGGAACCGCGCGTAACGCCGAGGGCGTCAACCTCATGGGCAGGTCGTACTACATGATGGCCGACCTGGTGGAGCTGACGTCGGAGCGGCTGGCCGAGGCGTCTCAGGTGGCCAAGCAGTTCGGGCTGGTGCTCTCCGAGGACGACCTAAGCGCGACCAACGAGTTCGAGCGGAACACGAGCCTTCTTCAGACGGCGCTGCACGGGTTCTACGTCGAGGTTGGACGTGTGGTGACCCCGGCGCTTACCGAGCTCGCCATCGTGGCACGAGAGATGCTTGTTCCCGCATTCGAAGTATTCAAGATAGTCATTGAAGCTGTCGCTGGGATATTGGGCGCGGTCTACCTCGGATTCGTCACTCTGATGGCCGGGATCATGGCGGTTTCTGCATCGGTGGAACTGGTGATCAAGATGGTAGGAGCCTTGGCAGAGGTCATGTCCGGTAACCTATCCAAGGGCGTGGACGCGGGCAAGTCCGCTATCGAAGACTACAAGCGCACGCTCGCCAACCTTGGGGGATTCGTAGGAAACGAGGTAGACCGCGTGAACGCTGGGCTCTCTCGCATGATCTCTCCTCCAGGGTCACCAACTTCTGAGGAGACGCCGACCAAAGTGAAGGCGAAGGTCAACCCGGAGCAGCTCGCCATAGTCAAGGCACAGGCCGAGGCCGACCTAGCCCTGCAGCGCGAGTATAGCCGCGAGTGGCTAGCGCTCTTGAAAGACCAATACGACCACGGCGTGATCGACACGAAGGAATACTACGACAAGAAACTGGCAGCGGAGCTGAGCGGAATAGACGCCTCCATCAAGGCGAAACAGAAGGAGCTCGCAGAGTCCAAGGCGATGAGCGTGCAGGACGCTGGTGCGTCCCTCAAGCTGAAGGCAGAGCAGATCCGTATCGCTGGGCAGCTCAACGTCCTGGAGGCGCAGCGCAGCGAGCTGGTAAACAAGAACGCCCGCGAGTACCGCGACGCCGAGAACCAGCGCACAGCTGCCATGCGGAACACGCTGGCGCAAGAGGAGCTTAATAACGCCAACGCTCGTATCGCCATGCAGCGCTCCAACGACAAGCAGGCGCTCGACTTGCGTCAGATCGACTACGCGAAGTCCTTCGAGCTCCAACGAGATGCGGAGAACAGGAGCTTCGCCGCCACGCAACAGTACCTGCGGGCGAAACTTGAGGCTGACCTGCTGACCTCCAAGAACGTCGCGCAGACGCGCGAGGCGGCGTACGCGACCGAGCAGGCCGCCGAGCAGCGCCACCAGCAGAAGCTGACCGACATAGACCACGCGGCGGAGACGGAGCGCATGAAGTATACGCTCCAGGCACAGAAGGCCGTGCAGGACTCCACCGCCACGCTATTTGAGGACATTATGAAGGGCACCGTATCCCTGACGGACGCCTTCAAGAACTTCGCGAATAGCATCATCGCGTCCATACAACGCATCATGGCGCAGAGGCTCGCCGAGCAGCTCATGGGCGGTGGGTCAACCGGCGGCAGCGCGGTCGGCAGCTTCCTGGGTGGATTGTTCGGAGGCGGGAAGATGGCCAGCTACGATGTCGGCACCAACTACGTTCCGAACGACCAGCTCGCGCTCATACACAAAGGCGAGCGGATCATATCAGCCTCACAGAACAATCCAGCCATGCTTGGAGCTCTGAGCAGTGGGCAGAGCATGACCGTGCACAATAACTTCACCGTTGCTGGAAACGTAGATAGGCGCACGCAGGAGCAGATCGCGTCGCTCGCCGGTCTCGGCATACAACGCGCAATGGCGAGGAACGCATAATGTCATTTTTTGAGGCGCCCCGATTCCCCGACGAGGTCTCCGCCTGGATGCAAGGCGGCGAGGAGTTCTTGACTGACATCGTCATGGTCAACTCTGGCAGCGAGCAGCGCAACGCGATTTGGTCCGTGCCGCTGCGGCGCTACTCGCTGTCCAACGGCATGCGCACCATCGCCAACGCGCAGGCGACCAAGGCATTCTTCCGCGCGGTCGGCGGAAAGGCCAACGGGTTCCGCGTCAAGGACGTGCTCGACTATACTGTGGCGTTGACCGAGGGCGTCATGGGCACGACCGGCTTCGGCACCGGCATGCCGACGTTCCAGCTCTACAAGAACTACGTTAGCGGCAGCGTGACGTCGCAGGGAGCGATCAAGAAGCCCGTGGCTGGCACGTTCGTCCCTTACCGCGGCGGCGTGCAGGCCAATCTTGGCAGCGGGGCTGGGCAGTGGGCGGTGGATACGACGACCGGTATCGTGACTGTCGTGGCCGACGCCAGCTCTGCTGCGTCCAACATATCAACTGGCAACAACACCTCGGTCACGCTGGCAGCTAACATGGCGCTCACGGCTGGAAAGCTACTATATCTCAACGGATTCACGGGTGCCAACTCGGCCAGCGTCAACGGGATCGCGCACACGATCAACTCAGTGACCGGTAACGGCCCTTACGTATTTACGCTCGCGACGAACACGCTCGGCCAGACCATAACCGTCGGGACTGGCAACGGGTATAAGTACCCGCAAGTGACGGAGACCCTGACCTGGACGGGCCAGTTCGACATCCCCGTGCGCTTCGATGTGGACTGGCTCCAGATCGGGCTGGACGCCGGAGGTCTCCTGAACTGGGCGCAGGCGAACCTCGTGGAGTTGCGTAACCCATGAAGACTGCCAGCACAGCGCTGAAGGCACACTTGGCAGGCAGCACGCTTACCACGTGCACCCTATGGAAAGTCACGCGCACAGATGGCCATATATTCGGGTTCACAGACCATGACCAGAATGTGACCTATGGCGGGACGACCTACCTTGCCGCTACTGGCCATAACCCTTCCAGCATAAAGACGACCGCCACCCTCTCTGTTGATAACCTCGAAGTGCAATCGATGTTGGACAGCTCCACCATAACCGAGGACGACCTCCGCGGCGGCCTCTGGGACTATGCGCAGGTGCTGATACAGATCGTGAATTACAATGACCTGACGATGGGTAGCATGATCCTGAGACAAGGATGGTTGGGAAACATCAAGACCGGCCGCCACAATTTCGTAGCGGAACTGCGCGGTATGATGCAGCCGCTTCAGCAGCAGATCGGCCGCGTCTACGCGCCTGCGTGCGACGCCAACCTTGGTGACGCTAGGTGCGGTGTGAACCTCGCCAACTTCACGGTCACGGGTAACGCCACGGCAGTCGTCAACGCGCGCCAGTTCACGGACTCTGCGCGGATAGAGGCTAATGGATACTTCGACGGTGGGCTGATCACGTGGACGAGCGGACCGAACGCGAACTACAGCATGGAGGTAAAGACATTCGTGGCTAGCGTCGTGACGCTGCAACAGATGATGCCGAGCAACATTGTCATCGGCGACGCGTACAGCATGATCGCTGGATGCAACAAGTTGCGCGCAACGTGCGTAGCGAAATTCGCGAACGTCGCCAACTTCAGAGGCTTCCCAGACCTTCCAGGCGTGGACGCAATGATCTCGGGGAAACTATGATAAGGGATGAATTCGTGGCGATGGCGCGTAGTTACGTGGGAACGCCGTTCCACCACCAAGGCAGGCTCCCAGAAGTCGGGCTTGACTGTGCCGGCGTGGTCGTCTGCGCGGCTAGGGCCTGCGGGTACGACGTGCAGGACGTGCAGGGGTACGGACGTATCCCGGCGAATGGGTTACTAGAGCAAGCGGTATTGAGCCACTGCGACCAGGTGCCGATCGCGGACGCGCGGAACGGGGACATCATGCTGTTCGCATTCCGAAACGAGCCGCAACACCTGGCCATCTACGCCGACGGCATGATCATCCATGCCTATATGCAAGTGAACAAGGTAGTCGAGAACAGCTTGGACGATGTCTGGCGCTCGCGGCTGCGCGGGTGCTACCGCCTCCGGGGGATGGACTGATGGCCTCGCTCGTCCTGGGCGCTGTTGGCGCGTACTTCGGAGGGCAGTGGGGCTACATGATAGGTTCCGCGCTCGGCGGCTATATCGACACGGTCAACACCAAGCTGCCCGGGCAACAGGGGCCACGCCTCGGAGACCTGAAGGTCCAGTCTTCGCAGTACGGCAACCCCGTGCCACACATCTACGGGACCATGCGGGTCGCCGGTAACGTGATCTGGGCGATGGACATCGTCGAAACCGCGCACGACCAAACACAAGGCGGCAAGGGCGGGCAGCCGCAGCAGACCACCACGTCGTACACCTACTCCCAGTCTTTCGCCGTGTCGCTCTGTGACGGTCCGATAATGGGCATCCGCAAGATATGGGCGAACGGGAAGCTGATCTACAACATGGGCGCCGACGCGACGCCGGCCACGATTATTGCTAGTGGCGGAATAGCCATAGTGAACCCTAACGCTCCATTTGCGGCTGCCGCAGCAGGACAAACCGGAACAGCTTCTGTTAATTTCCGCGTATACACCGGAACAGAGACACAAACAGCTGACAGCCTCATTGAGGCGCACGTTGGGGCTGGAAACACTCCAGCTTATCGCGGAACGGCATATGTTGTGTTCGAGAACTTGCAGCTCGGCGACTATGGGAACCGGATGCCAAACCTGGAGTTCGAGGTCGTGCAGAGTGGCACCTTATCGGCCATCGTTTCTGACGTAGCGTCAATCGCTGCGACCAATGCGACTGACGTCGTCGTAAACGGCCACTACGCTTACGTCCTGAACTACAGCATATATGCGGACATCTACATCTACGACATCGCAGATCCAACTAACATGCGATTGGTAAATACGTTCCGCGCTTATCCTTCAGGCAACTCTGGCTCCAATTCTTTGGCGATCGTTGGCGGATTCCTTTACGTGCTCATGACCCACACGGCAGACCAGATACTGGTCTTAGACATATCCGACCCCGCGTCACCATCAAATGTCACCGCGCTGTCGCTGGGAAGCTACTACTACCCCGGCAGCATAGCTGTTAACGGCTCGACTGCTTACGTCGTAGACAGGATCTTGAACGTGTGGCACGTCATCGACGTGTCTTCCCCTGTTAATCCGCGCCGCGTGAGCACGACGGCCAAGACCAACATACAGTTCTTCACCCCAGTACCAGGACGCGACATCGCAATCATGGGGTACAGTGCGGGCGTTGGACTGGACGCGTACGACACATCTAACCCGCAGTACCCGACGCTAGTCGCTAACCTCGCGGTGGGCAGCGTCGCGAGCATGGAGGCTGCCACCAACACGCTGTACTGCGCAGACGGCACGACTGGCAACTTGCGGGTGTACGACATCACCACGATCACGTCAATATCGCTGCTGTCCACAACCTCAGAGGGATTCACATCTCCGAGTCTGAGGCTGACTGGAAACAGCCTGCTTATATTCCCTTCATCCGCTTCGCATCAGGTAAAAGCATATGACGTCACCAACCCGTCAGCGCCGTCACTTCTAGTGACTTCCGCAGCGACATATTTTACGCAAGAAGGTTTGGTGCTGCATGGTGGGTACCTATTCTCTACCGACGTACTTAACAACCTGTTTCGCTCGTGGTTCTTCGCGCGCGACATCATAACACCAGCCGACGTGTCTCTTGACTCGGTGGTCTCTAATCTTTGCACGCGCGCCAGCCTTACCGCAGGGCAGATCGACGTGACGGGCTTGGCGGCGGATACCATCAGCGGGTACTTCACCCAGCGCAGCACGGCGCGGTCGCAGATCGAGCCGCTCATGCAGTCGTACTACTTCGACGCGGTGGAGTCGGACGGCAAGGTGAAGTTTGTGAAGCGTGGCGGATCTTCCGTTGCGGCCATAGCGGAGGACGATCTAGCGGCGCATGTTTATGGGTCTAACGTGCCTGACAATCTCACCATCGACCGCAGGCAGGAGCTGGAACTTCCCGCGGAGGTGAACGTGCAGTACCTTGATGTGGACGCCGCCCACCTGGTCAACTCGCAGCGATCGCAGCGGCTCATCACGGACAGCCAAAACAAGCTCTCCATCAACTTTGCCATATCGATGACGGCATCCAAGGCGAAGCAGGTGTCGGACGTCCTGATGTACGACTCCTGGACGGCCCGCACGGCGTTCACCATGGCGAACAGCTGGAAGTACAGCTACCTCGAACCGACGGACGTTGTGACGATCACAAAGGGAAGCCATACCTACACCGCCCGCATCACGGACGAGGACGCGGCGAGCGGGGTGTTCAGCCGAGGGGCTGTGACCGAGGACTCTGCCATCTATACGCAGACCGCCAACGCGGCGTCGCAGATGCCTCCGACGACGACGGTCGCAGGCATCCCGTTCATAGACCTCGTGCTAATGGATATCCCGCTCCTGCGCGATCAGGACGATGGCGTCGGGTTTTACGCAGCCGCGTGCAGCTTCTCGGGAGGCTGGACCGGTGCGCAGGCATACAAATCCACGGACGGCGGGCTGACTTGGAACACCTCCGGCCGCGCGTTCCTGAGCGAGGCTACGGTCGGGTACGCAACCACCGTCCTTGGCGACTTCAGCAGCGGAAACTTCTTCGACGAGCTGAACAGTGTCACGGTGCGCATGGTGCATGGCGCGCTCGCCAGCGATACCGAATTGAACGTCCTGAACGGTGCGAACGCCTGCCTGGTCGGAAGCGAGGTGATGCAGTTCAAGAACGCGGCGCTCGTGGCCGCGAATACTTACACGTTGACAGGCCTACTGAGGGGCAGGCGCGGAACAGAATGGGCGATGAGCACGCATGTCGCCAACGACCGGTTCGTGCTGCTCACGCCGCTCACCACGTACCTGATGGATAGTTCCAGCGCGGAGTACAACCTGGCGCGCGAGTACAAGGGAGTGGCGTTCGGTGGGTTCCTGGATGACGCCTCGGTCGTGAACTTCACGAACACGGCCGTGGCGCAAGAGTGCTACTCGCCCGCGCAGCTCGGCGGCGGGCGCAACGCGGCGAACGACGTGACGCTGAACTGGGTGCGACGCACGCGGCTTGGCGGCGCATGGAACGACTACGCGGACGTCCCGCTGGGCGAAACGTCAGAGGCTTACGTCGTAGAGATCTACAGCAGCGGCACCTACGCGACGCTGAAGCGCACTATCAGTGGACTGACGTCGCCGACGACGGTCTACACTGCGGCACAACAAACGGCGGACGGGTTGACGCCAGGCAATCCGGTCTACTTTATCGCCTATCAGGTCTCGGCGCTGGTGGGCGCAGGTTACGGAGCGAGAGGAGTAGTGTAAATGGCTGACTCAACGACAAATTTGGATCTAATCAGCAGTTCGCAGGCGAGCAAGGAGGTAACGGCCAATGCGCTGTTCGATGCGTCTTCGCCTTCCGCTCTCTACGGACGCAGGTCGTCCACGACGACGGCGCTCACTTGGGGATACTACGGCGGCAGACTGCTGATCGCTGGCGTGCCGACTGCGGTGGCGAATGGGACCGTGGTGCTCACCGCGTCGAACACGAACTACGTCGTGGCGAACAGGGCGACCGGCGCCGTTAGCGTCTCCACAGCGACCACCAACTGGAACGACACGCCGAACTACATGCGGCTCTACCAGATCGTGGCAGGTGCTAGCACCGTGACGAGTTACGTCGACCACAGGGCGTTCCTAGTCAACGACCTGGCTTTCGCGCTCGGCGTAAACACAGGCAACGCGATGCGCGTCGATCAAGCACCACAGACTTGGACCCGACTCGCGACCACTGCTCTTGGAAATACGTCAGTAAATGGTGTGCTCACGAACGGCGGCAATAACGTCACGGCATTCACCGGAACTGCTAACGTCACATACCACGTTCGTGCGTCCGGGAACGGTATTCTCGTGCACTCCGCCACGATGAACATCCTACAGGGAGCCGCCAACATCACGACCGCCAACGGAGACACGTTCGACGTCGAGATGATCACAGGGAATACTTGCTATATCAAGAACTACGTGCGCACCACAGGCGGCGGAGTGGCGTTAGGCATAGACGCGGGAGACGCGCTCCAAGCTGACCAGGCCCCGCAATCCTGGGCGAGACTGGCGACCACAGCGCTAGGCAACACGTCGGTCAACGGTTCGCTCACGAACACTGGCAATAACATCACGACGTTCACTGGTGTGGCCAACGTCACGTATCACGTGCGCGCCACTGGAAACGGCGTGATCGTGCACAACGCGAGCGTCACCAACGTGTTGCAAGGCGCGGCCAACATCACGACGGCTGCGGGGGACACGTTCGACGTCGAGATGGTGACGGCGAACACCTGCAATATCAAAAATTATGTTTTTAACAATTTAAGTGCGCCACTCTCGATGGTGAGTTTATTGCCGACTGTGGCGTCTGCAGCAACGCCCGATATATTTGGTGCGGCAGGTGCGACCATCAATTACACCGGAAATACTACCGCTACTGGCATAGTCACATGCGCTGCTGCACAGGTTGGTTCTGTAAAACGTCTCATCGTTGCCAATGGCGCGAGCTTTAACGCGTCAGCAAATATGACGGTAGATAGTGCCACATCCGGTTCATTCCTTATGGCTGCAGGCGCTGAAGTGGAAGTGCTGGCACTCAGTGCGACTACGTTTAGAGTGACAACTATAGATTCGAGCGGCACATTTACCCCGACCCTGACTCTCGGAGGCGGATCTACCGGAATAACTTATTCTAGCAGGGCGGGGAGATTCACTAAGAAGGGGAACGTAGTTAACTTCAACATAGAGATAGTCCTGACATCTAAAGGCACGTCTACTGGCAACGCTTTTGTGGCCAACCTGCCATTCCAGGGGGCTGCAGGATATTACTCCCCATGTACCATCAATGCTGATGTTCTAGCGGCTACAGTCACATCACCACCGGCTGCGCTTGTGGTGCCAGCGACATCAACGATTAGCGTGATCAACTTTAATGGCGGTTCTTATGGATATTTGACTGACGCGCATTTAGGAAACAGCTCAGCGATGAGATTCAGTGGTTGTTACTCGGTTTAATTATGCTATGGAGGAGATGAAAATGAATGCTGGCGCAGACCAACACAGGCGCTGGGACGACGGCGACCAGACGGCGAAGGTCGCGACGATGATCGCCGAGGAGAACGACCCGAAGCAGCGGGCCCTGCTGATGCTGATAGACGGCACGCGCAGGGCTATATCTGACAACACGTCAGTCATCCAAGAGATGCGCAGTGACATGCGTATGCACCGCGCTGAGTTCGAGGCGCACAAGAAGGAGCAGGACAGGATAATCAACCAGGGCGTGGGAGCCCGAAGGATGGCGCGCGTGGCTTGGACTGTGATTGCCATCGTGCTCAGCGTGTCCTACTCATTCGTCGTGTGGACTGGATCTCGTGCGCTGAACAAGCTGGACGCCTTAGACACGAAAGTGCACGCCAACGAGGCAGACCATGCGAAGTATGACGCGAAGTTCGAGCAATGTGACAGGGAACATGAGACGCTACGAGGAAGGAGGTGAACCATGCTTACGCAAGCGCAACTTCAAAAGATCATGCCACTCGCCAAACCGTCCGCCGTCGCCACGTTCTGCGGACCGCTGGACGACGCCATGCGAGAGTTCGGTGTAGACACGGCACTCCGGCAGGCTGCGTTCCTGGCGCAGGTCGAGGTAGAGTCATGGCACCTGCGGTACGTCGCTGAACTGGCGTCCGGCGTCGCGTACACGAAGCGAGCAGACCTAGGCAACACGAAGCCCGAGGCCGTGGCTGTAGCCACAAAGCACGGCAACACGCCTGGGCCGTGGTTCAAGGGACGCGGGCTGATTCAGGTCACAGGGTACAACAACTACCTCGCGTGCGGGCAGGCGCTCGGGCTTGATCTGCTTAATAAGCCTGTGCTGATAGAAGATCCAGTGAACGCCGCGCGCTCAGCGGGGTGGTTCTGGCACGCGAATAATCTGAATAAGTGGGCCGATGTGCCAGACTTCGATGGTGTCTGCGACATCGTGAACAAGGGGCACAAGACGACCGCCGTGGGCGATGCGCTGGGATACGCGCAACGGTTGGCGGCGTACAACATTGCGAAGCAAGTTTTAGGAAAGGAGGCTGCATGATCATCGATATTCTCAACGGGTGGTTCGCTTACGTCTTGACGACGAACTCGGGAGTGACATTCATCTTCGCGGGGGTCCTGTTTTTCACCGCGATAATTTTGGTGTTGCTTCAGCTTAAGGATGACGAGTTTGATTTCAGGGCAATCATCAGCGAATATCGGGACGGGCACTACGTTCCGGTGACCGCAAAGACGCTGCTCGTCGGTTGCTGGCTCGTCTCAACCTACCTCACTGTTGCTCACTACACCGAGACCGCGTTGACGGCGTATCTCGGATTCTGGGTGCTGAATGGGGGAGTGGCTGCGTGGTCGAAGATGCGGGATGCGACAACGGCACCGAAGAAGGCGAAACCAGTAAAGGAGGAAACATGAACCCATATGTGAAAATGGCCGTGGCTCTTGCGATGATTGCGATCGGAGCATTCGGCGCGTGGTACACGACCAGCGACCACTATCAGAAGCAGATCGCGGAGATACAACTCGCACAACAGAAGGTCGTTGCCGACGAATTGGCGCAGCATCTAGCCGAAAAAGCCGCCCATGAAAAAGCAACTCAACTCGCAGGAGAGCAACATGCAAAAGATCAGCTACGCATCAACAATCTTGTTTCTCAACTTAACGGCGTGCGCATCCGCTTCCCAAGTGGCGGTGCCATGCCCCAAGCAGGAACCGGCGCGAATCCAGACGGAGCCTGCCGGTTGGCCGCTGCCAGAGCTGACGAGTATATGGCAGAGGCTCAGCGTGCAATTAACGACATTGGAGCAAGGTGCGCCCAGCTCAACGCCGACGCCATCCAAGCCAATGCCGTGAATCGTTAAGGAACAGCGTCTAGCAGGTGCCGCTCATATCGAGGAAGGTTCCCGCGAACGTCAAATCCGAATAAGAAGTAGAAGATGGTGTATTCGGCTGGAGTTAAAGGGCATTCGCGAATGCACCAACGCTCGTGCTCTGCAAAAGTCATGGCATCCTCCCATCCATCGGTCTGATCGGACTGCTCAACGGCAACATCGAGCACATGCGGTGCGCGGCCTTTCCGCTGGCGCAATAATCTATCGCTATTGCGCGGCGAACGTCGGGCGGCAGTACGCTGATCGCCTGCTCCACTGTCGGAATTGTCGGCTCAGCAGGCTGTACGATCGGCTCAAGCATCGCACGAACGTATATTCCTGCAATGAACGCGAGAGCGCCGACTGTCGCTGCGATCTCGATTACGAAAATGCGCTGTCGAACATCTAACGGCTTCACAGTATCACCCCCTTCACAATCATGTCCTCTGGCACGCCAGCAGCAAGCGCCTTGCGGTAGTTGTCTGCATAGCCCTGCGATCCAGTTATCACGTTGAACGTTCCTGGAACGTAACGGTTGCGCGCAACGATGCCGACCTGCTTGAAGAAGTCGGTGTGCTCGATAGTCCAGTCGGTCATACCGCCCGTACCCCACACCACGACCTTCGTATACTCGGGCCACGCGCGAACGTCCGCGTAATGCAGGCGCATCCACTCCGCCGCCCGCAGGCCGTCGCCGCATATCGTGAGCCGGCGCATCAGCAGGTCGTCAAGGAACACGACGCGGCACCCCGCCTCGCGCAGCATGGCGAACAGCTGGAGCGCGGCGATGGCCTGGTGGACGGCGTCCGGCTGCTTGAAGTTGCAACTGATCTGGAAATTGCAGTGTGTCAGACCGTGTCGGACGATCTCCTCCTTGAAGTTCTTCAGCTCTTCGTGCTCGATATTGTCATCGGTCAGGATGTACTTGACCGTGACGGCCTGCGGGTTGATCGCTGCATACTCGTGCAGATTGTCCAGGACGCGGTGCATGCCGAGGTCAGTCTTGCGCACCTCTTCGAACTTTTTTTCTGTGCCGGCATCCACGCTCGTTGTCACCGTTCCGCGGCCGCTTCTTACCGCGTTGGCGATGGCGGGTGAGAAGACGGTGGCATTGGTCAGGAACCGCTGGCTGGCTGCCGTCGCGCCCATGACGTGCGCCACCATCTCGGGAAACTTCTTGCCGAGCACTGGTTCCCCACCGCCCCAAACCACGGACTGGCAAGTGCTCAGTGCGCCTGTCGTGTAGAGCTGGCAGAGGAGCCCCGCCACGTCGTACTGCGGCTGCTTCCTCCCGTAGTATGTCTCGTCGCAGTAAGAACACTCCATGTTGCAGACCGAGTGGTGCTCCATAGAGAGGTGTTGAACGCGGAGCGGCGCGACCGGGCCCCACTCCTTGAACTCCATGAACGGGCAACCTGTGCAAGGCGTCTCCTCGCCCTTGTTGATGCGTAGGACCAGGTGCTGCTTTGCGGCGAGGATGTCGTCTGGATTGGCGCTGGAGGAATCGACGAGCTTCACGTCTCCACGTATCTCGCCCTCCTTAAAGAACCGTTTGCAGCACGTGCGCACCTCGTCCGGAGCCAGGAATAGCGAGTTCTGGAGGTCATGGCAGCTCCATGACTGGTTGAATACGACGGGATCGAACGAGTCGCTGAACAGGAACTGCTTCGCGGCGCGGGCGTACATGGTGTCGAGCCGGGTGTGTTTGACGATTAACCGCCATGTCTCCGGCACAGACGCCTTCAGCTTCTCCATCATGCCAGTGTTCGCGGCCTTCCAGCAGACCTCGCGAGCACGCGTGGCAATCACGCCGACAGTGCCGATCTCGTAGTCGTCGTACAGATTTTCCGCCGCGGCAGCCATTCCAATTCTGTTCCACCCTTCAAAGAACCCGTCCACGTGCGCCTGCGTGATGCTGCTGGTGACCGCCTCGGAGTGCTTGCGCTTGTGGTAAAGGACTTTCGGCAGGTAGCCCGTCTTGATCGCGTGGCGGTAGACGTCGAAGATGAAGTCGATGTCCTCGTGCAAGCCATGGCGGAAGAACAGCAGGTGATCTTCAAACAAGCTCCTCTTCACCGCTGTGAAAACCACTGAGCCGTCCATGTGGAGCCGCAGGTATTCCTTCAGCATCTCGCGCTTGGGCAGTGCGAGACACTCGCCGTCCTTGCGCTGGTTGGTGCAGATTTGGCCTATCCAGTCCCAACCGTACCCCACGGCGTCGGCATCGGGATGCTCAGCAATGAATGCGGCAAGCTGGCGGAGGGCGTCCGTCTGGAGAACGTCATCCGAATCTAGAAACAAGACCCACTCGCCGGTCGCCATGCTCAAGGCGAGGTTACGTGCGGCCCCTGGCCCCCCGTTCATCTTCGTGCTGTAAACGGGGAGGCCAAAGAATGTGGTGATCTCTGGCACGTCATCTGGCGCCACGCTCCGTTTTTGAAACCAGTTGGTCGAGCAGTCGTCCACAAGCAGCACCTCGTACTCGTCCTTCGGGTATTCCTGGCTGACCGCGCTGTAGACGCACTCCGTCAGGTCCTTCTCCTTCGGGTTGTACGTTGGGATTATGATTGAGAACTGCATGTCTCCTCCTTATCTTTTAGCTTCTGGACGGCCTTTTTGTAATGCCATTCGCAAAGCTTGCGCCCGTCTTCCTCCTTATCGGATGGGCAGAAGTAATGGGTCCCTGGCCTGTTGCATGGGGTCTGCTGGCATCTCGCGGCTTCTTCAGCCATGATTCTTTTCCTCCAACTTTCGCCCAATTATCGATACCAGACCGCCGATAGTATTGAACGCAGTGTCGCTCACGTCTCCGTCCGTGAACACGATCCCGTACTTAGACTCCAGCGTCAGGACAAGGCGAACTAGGCCGAGCGAGTCCACCCATCCATGCTTGCGGTAATTCTCATCGTCTGGCGTATTTTGCACGCAGCCTATCTGTTGGCAGACGTATTCCTTCAGTTCCTTCATTTCCATGATCCCTCCTTGTGCGACTCGACCATACGTTCCATCATCAGCAACCCTTCGTGCGCGACCTCTGCTGTGTACATCTCCGCCAGAGGAGGGCGCGGCATCCCGTTCCTTCGGGCGCGCAGAGCGTCGTCGATGTCCCCATATAGGTTAGCGTACGCCTCGATGAATCCCGCTGGATGTCCGACTTTGAACCGCTGGTACCGAGCCTCGCGAGCGACCACGCACGTCGGCGAAGACCTGTCCAACGTCTCGCGCCTGCCGTCCGCGTGCGCTACCTGAAGCTCCTCCGGGTTCGTTTGTTGCCACTCTGCGGCCGCCTTGGTTCCGTTGACGCGTACGCGAAGGCCGTTGCGGTGGCCGAGGGCAGTCTTTCCGAACCAGATGGATGCATTGAAGTCATTAGAGTACTCCGCGATACAATGCACGTCGTCCACGACCTTGAATCGGCTGCTGCTGGAGTGGGTCGCAACGAGCGAGTCTGGATCGGCCCCGGTCAAGAAGTAGATCATGTGATGCAGGTGTGTCCCGAGATCAAGGTGTACAGCCGGGATGCTGCCATCCTCCTGCCGCCACTTCTGCGGGTTCGCGCCGTCGCGCAGGTAACCCTCCTGCGGCATCTCGGCTTGGATGCTCACGATCTTGCCGAGCTCGCCAGCTTCAACCATGTCGCGCAACTCGCGCACCATCGGGTAGCCGGTGTAGTTGTAGGTCACGGCTAGGAATCCGTCCTCCTTCGCGCGCAGATCCAGCAGTCCCGCCGAGTCTATGACGGAGTGCGCCAGCGCCTTCTCGCAGATCACCGGGATTCCCGCGCTCAATGCCGCGCGGACGGGGACGATGTGCGACGGCGTCGGCGTCAGCACGACTACTGCGTCTATGTCGCAGGCCAGCAGGTCGGCGATGCGGTCAGTCGGCGGGACGGCCTTACATCCATACTGACTGCCAGAGGCAGCATTGATCTCTGGGTCGCGCGAGAAGCACCCCGCCGAGACCTCGAACCTCCCGTCCATGCGGCAGGCGGAGAAGTGCGCGCGGCCGACGGCGGACTCCACGCTGCCGCCGATGAATCCGAGCTTCAGCGGCCTCATCTCTCCCCCCCATACATTTCCGCCAGCTTCCCACGCTGCACCTTGCCGGTCTCGGTCTTCGGAAGCGAATCGACGATATGCACGGCTCGCGGTAGCTGCGCGTCGGTCAGGAACGGCAAGCAGAGTGCCTGGACCTCGCGAGTCCAGTCGAACACCTTCCAGTCCACGACGTTGTTCTTGATGCGCTCCTGGTCGAGCACGATGGCGAGCGCGACGACCTCGCCCAACGCGTCGTCAATCTGCGGGAACGCGGCGCACTCCAGCACGGCGGGAAAGTCTTTAAGAACGGCCTCAACGTCCTGCGGATAGACCTTCGTGCCGCCGACGTTAATCAGCTCCTTGATGCGTCCGAGGTAAAACAGATTGCCGTCGGCGTCGATGCGTCCTAGGTCGCCAGTCTTGAACAGCTCATAATCCATGCTCGCATCAGTGGTCTCTGGCTGGTTGTAGTAGCAATCGAACAGCAATGGAGTTTCGACCTGAATCTCGCCGCCTTCGGTTACGTCAATGACGATGTTCACGCCGTAGATCGGCTTCCCAACAGAGCCGACCGGAGTTGTGCTGTCCGTGCTCGTGACGATGGAGACCTCCGTCGTGCCGTAGCAGTTGTGCAATCGTGCCTGCCATTGCCAGATGGCCGTCGTTATCGTGCCCATATCAAGCGGCGCAGATGATGAGACTATGCAGCGCAACTTATTCGGCGCTGGCTTCATATCTGCAATCTGCTTCACCTGCGAGGCAACAGGAACCGCGAACGTCACACCATGCCCCTCAACTTGCTGCCACCACTTCTCCGCCGACCACCCATCCATCAGCACGAGCGTCCCGCCCGTGAGCACGGACATGAGTACTAGCCGCTGGCCCATGCTGTGGTGCAACGGAGTGCTGACCAGCGTCACGTCGTCCTCGGTGCAGTGGTAGAGGTCGTTCATCATCTCAACCCGCGCCAGCTTGGTCTTCTGCTTGAGCAGGATGGGCTTCGGATCGCCAGTGCTGCCGCTGGTGGTGATGATGAGGAAGCGGTCATCCTGCTGCCCTTGGAACTTCAGGCGCACACTATTGACGCCCTCCTCTTTCGGCTCGAAGCCATCGTTGACCAGAAACTTGCAATCGCAGGCGGAGTAAGCCTTGCCGACCGTCTCGCGCGTGGCGTCCCTGCCCATCGGAACGAGGCAGATGCCTGCATCCGCGCAGGCCAACAGCATCATCACGAAGTCAATTCCGGTGAGCTGGCACATCAGGTGGTCGTGGCGCTTCAGGCCGTTGAGCCGCAGGATGTGCGCCTGTTGCTGCACGAGGCTGAGCAAGCCAGCGTAGGTGATATGCCGGTCGCCTTGGATCAGCGCCACCTTGTTCGGCAGGCGCATCGCCGTTTCATAGAATTGTCTTGAGATTGTCATTTAAGGTCTCCCCACATGACTTGATTGAACATGATAAAAGTGACGGCCGCAACTGCCCAATCTGGCGCGTCTTTCGTTAATGACATAAAGACAAAGCCGACGGCGCCAACAAATGTAGCTGCGATGGTTCTTTCCCAGTTCATGATTTTTCACCTTGCTTAGTCACAGACACGTCAATATTGTGCGAAACAATCAAGAACTGAAAATCAGGGAATTTTGCACGCAACATATCATGATAATCCTTCAGCATCTTTGGCGTCCATGCGACTGGCAGCTTGATAACAATCAGGTCATCTTTCTGCGGCGTCAACTTTACTATCTCCGCTATAGCGCGCTCTTCATTCATGGTTGCCTCGCCAGATATTCTTTTGCAGATTCAACCGACATATCTTCATCGATCATGTATTGCATGTATTGTAGTGCGCGTTCTCCAGTGCTAACCACTCCAATGAAATCACCAGCAGGAGTGCACGGCATCGGCCTAAATCTGAATATCTCGGCAGGAGCATCAAGATCTATCAAGCCGGTTCCGTACATGTGAAATTGCCATATAAAAAATAAATTAAATCCTTCCGGTGGTGGCGTTGTTCTCATGGCTGCTTCATCAGTTTTATGAACCGTTCAGAATCCATCTCGATGAGTTCACTATGTCGCCTAACAACAACAGCATTCTGCGCAGTGTCTTCTGTGACTACAGTTCCCGCCCCCACGAAAGTCTCCTCGCCGAGCGTGACTCCCTGCGCAACGCAGGAGTTGATGCCCAACACGCACCGCGCACCGACATTCACCCCGCCCGCCAGCGAGACGCCACTATTGATCCAAGCGTGCGCCCCCACCTCGCAGTCGTGCCCGATGCTGACGTTGCTACTGACGAATGCGTTCTGTCCTATCCTGCTGCCCGCATGGATCGCGACGTTGTCGTAGATGACGCAGGGCTTGTCGAGAATCACGTCATTGTGGTGGATCAGCGACTTGTGGACATAACCCTTCATGCAGAAACCGCGCGCCTTCAATTCCTCGTAGCGCGCCTTACGCACCTTGTTCATCTCGTGGTAGCCGAACGCCAGAGCGATGCCGTAAGGCACCTCAGAGTCGCGCGTCATCAGCTCGCTGAACTTGAACAGCGGCAGCCCCATGAATCGAGTATCCATTACGAACTCATCGTCCGCGGCGAACGCCACGACCCGCCGCTCCTTACGCATGAAGGAATAGAGCACGCGCGCCATGCTGCCGGTGCCATAAATGATTATCGGTTTCATCCACGGCTCCATTTTATGGAAAATGTGACGCTCCAGAAAATCCAACATGCAGAAATTTTTAGCACGGACATGTCGGGTTTATTGCCACTGCCAAACTTAATGGCTCCATAATCTAATTCTTTAGAGACAAAGATCGTTGGAAGAATCGTAGCATTCCAACATGCGTGCCCATGAAATGCATTGTAAGTCCGGATTTCCATCACGCCTCCTTGAACTTCACGAACAGCGCCTTGCCGCAGACGAAGTGGCGCTCTATCTCTTCCGCGCGATCTTCCAGCAGCTCATCGCCCGCGCGCCTCGGGCCATCGCCGTGCGCCCACTCGTAGTCGTCCAGAATCAGCCAGCCGCCAGGAATGATGCGCGAAGCGAACTTGTCACAGTCGGACTTCGCGGCGGCGTAGTCGTGGTTTCCGTCGATGTGGAGAACGGAGATGCTGATGGCAGAGGTATCCACGTCTGGTGATGCTGATGAACATCGTGCATGCGTGTGGTTGATGGTGAATACGTTGTTCACGGCAAACATCGCTGCCAGCGTCTCCCAGTCCCACTCGTTCGTCAGATCGGCCATCAGCGCTGGCGAATCTTTCTGCACACCTTCTATCGCCGAGTGTGGGTCGATGGTTATCAGGCTACGAATGCCACTGCGCTCAGACATATATCCGAGCACGCAGGCCGTGCGCCCAGCTAAACACCCGATTTCGACGACATGACCTTGTGTTGCGCAGTCGTCGAACACGCCGATCATCGCCGCTATCTTTTCGTCACACGACTCGCCATAGATGTTCATGGCAACCTTCAAAATGCCAGCCAACTCGATCTCTGGAATCTTTGCCAGCGGTTGCAGCTCATGGGCGCGGGCCATCAGCGCGCGGTGCTCGTCCATCGCCTTCTGGATGGGCGAATTGCCGATCACCTTGATGGGCAGATTGTGGTCATCGATCAGCTTGCGCATGAAGTGGTGCACGCTGGCAGCAGGGCAATAGATGTGCGACGCTTGCAGGAACTCGCCCATCGTCACGAAGGCGCGCAGGAACGCTTCGGAATGGATGCGCGGTAGCATGTCGGGATATATGCAGCGCACTTCCTCCCCGCGATCCTCTGCCGCGTCTGCGTAGGCTTGTGCTTCTTTTCCGTCGAACGGGAATATCATTGTGGTAGTCATTTTCTATTCCTCCATGCATCAGCAGCGCGCTTTTTATGTTGCTTGACCAGCAAGAAAATTGGAAATCCAATCACGATGATTGTGACCACTAAAACGAAGCCACCCCAAAATGGAAGCGTAACCAGCCACCATGACCAATCAATTATGCCGAGCAATTTCAGCGTTACAAAAACCACGCCAAGAAGACCGACAACTCCGATCCCGCCATTGCTGCTATTAGTCGTGCTCATTTTTGCTGCTCCTCGTAAATCTTCCAAACAGCATCGACAAACGCGGTGCGCAGGTGCTCGGGCGGCTCGCCGAGGAACTTGCCCTTGATATCAGCATCGTCCGTCAGGTAACGGCTCAGGGCGATACGTTCTGCGTCGCTCTCGATCAGCCGTACCGCCGCAGCGATGTACTCCTCCTGATTCTGCGCAATCAACCACTCCGGCATACCCGCCTTGCGCAGCATCTTGGCGTCGCAGGTCGCGTGCGGCTCGTAGCCTTCCATGCAGACGGTCGGGATGCCTAGCAGCATGGCGTCAACGTTGCTGTTCGTTCCGCCGAATGGGAACGTGCCGAGCTGCATGTGGCACCGCTGAAGCTGGCGAATGTAATGGTTGTACTGGCTGCGTTCGTAAGTGAAGGCTCCAGGCAGAACCTCGCGGATTTCCTTGGCCGTCTGTGCGAGAACGGTAGTAATCATGTTGGGCCAGAAGTGGAACTCCACGGGGCGCTTTGCCTTTTCCTGTATCTCCTTCAACGTGGCGAGGAAGGAGTAGTTCAGCTTCAGCACCATCGCAGGAACCGCGATCCTGATCACCTCAGGATTCTCCTCGACGAACGGCGTCGGCAGGTCTGCGTCGGGGCGCATGACAAAGTTGAACTGCGCGCCAAGCGGTAGTTCAACCAGCTCCTCCGTGAACAGCTTCTTGTCGCGAACGTCGCCCTCTTCGCAGACCGCGTAGTCGATGGCAGGCGACTGGCTGGAGGCTGGGTGGCCGAGGGTCATCATCTGGATTGGCGCGAGCCGAACGGAAGCCAGCGCGACCCAGACCAGATCCATGCCGATGCTTGGATACCATATGATGTCTGGCTTTACGTTGCGTATGCGTTCGACGACCTTGGTCAAAACGACGTTGTCCTCCGGCAGCTCCAGCCATCCGTCCAGCTCCTTGCGGGATACCTCGTCGATGGCGTGCGGCCTCCCGATGCCTATCACCCTGAACTTGGTGCGGAGCTGACAGACGAGCGGCGCATAGCAGCGGAACATCGCGTGGAGCGAGGTAAACCATTCCATCGGGATGATGACCGTCGGCTTCTCGCCAATCTTGTGTTTGCGCTTGCTAAAGTCCTGCTCCTTGAAGCCGTGCCGCTCCATCATGTCGGAGTAGAGTTTGTGGATAGTGCCCTTGAACGCATGCTTGTCGGCGCGGAACGCGTAGGAGCAGTACATATAGGCATCGGACATCGGAGAGAGGAACCGGTCTGAGAGCTGCACGTCCTTGAACAGTTCATGCATACCAAGCAGCTCCTCGCGGCGCTCCTCCGCCACATGCGACGTAGCGAGCATCGTGGTCAGCAGTCCGATGTAGAGGGCGAACATCGTCTGCGGGTTGTCGCGAAACGCCTTCTCGAAATTCATGCGGAAGCCGCTGCGAAGCGAGTAGGTGATCATGTACTTCAGCAGGCCCGCGGAGTCCTTGAACTTGATCTTGGATGTGTCCTTCTCGGTCGGGTCGGCGCTGAACTGCGGCATCATGTGGTCGCTGGTACCGAAGATGCTACTGCGGAACAGCAGATCGATGATCGCGTTCTCACCAGCGATGGCGTCAAATCCCTCCTGGGAGAGGCTATACATCGGATCGGACAGAAGCGCGAACATGGCCGCGCACCAGCGCGTGTAGAGCACGGCCTTATAGTTGGGGTCCGTCGAGTAGCCTATGAACTCCGCCCCGGCCTTCAGCTTGCGGATGCCTTCGAGCATCTGCTTGCTCGCCTCTTCATAGTCGTGAGCATATGCTGCCTTCTCGAAGGTTTCGAGTTGGACGTTAGGGATCTGCACCATGGGGTGCGCTTGGCGTTGCTTATTTTCCATAATCATCTCCAATATGTGATTCCATCATCGCAAAGCCATCCAGTTACTTGGGGTGCTGCTTGTGGTGATTACAGTGCCCATTTGTCCATTTCCAAGCATGCCAAATCCGATTCCGGTTGCGGTGCTACCATAATCGTCTCCGTAATTTGGATTCTCTAGATACCACCGCACAGTCTCCGCGATTACTTCCTCGATCTTGCGCTGCGGCCTCCAGTTCAGGCCGTGCGCCGCTTTGGCGATGCTCATCAGGTAGCGGCGATCGTTTCCTGGGCGGTCTTCAATATAATTGACCTGTCCAAATCCGCCGTTGGTGACGTAATGAGAAACCAATGTCGCGACTTGATAGTTCGTCCGCTCGCATTCCCCGCCGAAGTTGTAAGTCTCGCCGACCTTCCCGCGTTCCAGCGCCGCCAGCAGACCAGCGCAGTGGTCGTCCACGTGCAGCCAGTCGCGCTTCTGCTGTCCGTCTCCGTGCAGCGTCATCGGTTCGCCGCGCATGCACTGGCGCACCAGCGTCGGGATCAATTTCTCTGGGTGCTGGCGCGGGCCATAATTGTTGGCGGCGTGGGTGACGATCACCGGCAGACCGTAGGTATTGTGGAACGCCATGACGAGGTGGTCTGACGCCGCCTTGCTGGCGCTGTATGGGTTCTTCGGCGCGTATGGCGATGCCTCCGTCCAAGGCTCCTCGTCCGCGCCGAGCGAACCGTATACCTCGTCCGTGCTGACGTGCAGGAAGCGGAATCCGGTCGGGAAGAATAACCCGTCCTCCTTGTCCGCATGCGTTTGCCAGTACTCCAGCGCCACCTCCAGCAACACGTTAGTCCCAATCACGTTCGTGCGCAGAAACTCCTCGCGGCTGCTTATGCTGCGAGTGACGTGGGTCTCGGCTGCAAGATGTATGACGGCATCCGGTTGGAAACACTGGAAAGCAGCACGCATGGCAGGAGCGTCGCAAATGTCGTCGTATACCAACCTGAATGCCGAGTGCTTGAGGCGCTCCAAATTCTTGAGTCTGCCGGAGTAGGCTAACGAGTCGACGCCGACAACGTCATGTCCCTGCGCGACTGCCATCTCGCAGAACCGAGAACCTATGAACCCCGCCGCTCCTGTTACGATTATCTTCATGCGATCTCCAAAAGAAAAATGACCGCTCTATGCACTGCACTAGCGGAGGTAGCATTCCCGACAGAGGACGGCGAGCGCCTGCGATGGGTCTCAACTAATGCAGTGCACAGAATGGTCATTTGAAATCCTCTGTCGTTTGGCCGCTACAGCCATGCGTTAATTATGCCGCGCTATTTATTTGCAGGCAATAACTTTCTTAAAGTCGAGCAAACATGCGCCACGTCTGCTTCGGTTATAAAGTTGTGGAACGGAATGCCGAGCAGGTGCTCGCGCAAGTGGTCGGTCATAGGGAATCGTCCGGGTTCGTGAGGCCCGAACTCCGCGCGCTCGTCGAGGTACGGGCGATACCATTGCTTCGTCTCGATCCCCTCGTCCAGCAGCTTGTTGACGAGGTCGGGCGTGACGGGAATTGGAAGCAACAGATTAAGCATAGTTGAGGTTGCCCCCCAGATTGTCGTTTCCATTATAGGCAATTGAATCACGTGTTTTGCATACCAATCAGCAACTTGTTGCGTACGCTTTTTCTTTTCTTCCATCTGATCCAATGAGGCCAACGCAACAGCCGCGTGATACTCGCTCATCTTGGCATTGGTGCCTCCCTCGCCGAACATGGACAAGTCGCGCACGCGCTCGATCAATGCCTTGTTGTGCGACGCCACGAATCCGCCCTCGCCGCACCCGATGAACTTGGTGGCGTGCAGCGAGAAGCAGGTGATGACGTTCGGGTCGCGGCTGATCTCCTGCTGAGGGAACGCGCCTGCGGCGTCGATCACAATAGGAACGCTGTATCCTTCCCATTGCCTGACGTCTACCGGCCTGCCGAACGTGGCGACGGGCATGACGGCTTCCAGTTCACGGTAATGGCGGCGCAGATTGGTGACGTGGTTCGCGACTGCTTGCGGGGTAAGTTGCCAATGGTCATCCGCATCACAGAGCACTGGCGTCAGTCGGTTCGCCAAGATACTCAAGCCTGATGCAGAAAATGTCAGAGCAGGAACGGCGATGAACGAACGGTATGCAATTCCGTCATCATCGCAACTCTCGTCGATGTTCAACGTCTTCAGCGCCAGATCCAGCGCCACCGTGCCGTTTGAGACGGCCACGCAGGGCGCTCCGGTGATCTGTTCGAGCCGCGCCTCAAGCTCTTGGACGAGTGGTCCTCGGTTAACGTAAATGCGTGCTCTATCAATCAAGCGGAGGTATGGCAGCAGGTCGTCTGCGGTTGGCATA